AATTGAAACAAAGATCCAAAACTTTGTCCAGATTGATTTGGTACAATCACAACTGTCAATAAATGTGGTGCCAGTTGATTGTGTACAAAAGCGGCTAATTCTGTAAAATAAAATGTATCACCAAAATCCCAATTGTCTAATGCAAAAAACTCATTTATTGCCGCAATTACTCTTGTTTTAACAACTGCATCTGTAACATTAGTTTTAGGATTTTTTACAACTTTAAAAGTTGCTTGTAATTCTTCATCAGCATCTGTTCCAAATAATATTTTATATTTTACAGGATGATATATTATTTGATCAGATAATGATTTTAATGGATTAAGTGTACCAGCATAAGAAATTCTCATTTGATCTGCTGTTGATGGTATTGGTTTAGTACCTCCGTCTTGCAACCAAATTCTATATAAATTATCATACGTTCTTTCTAACATATAAACATCTACAATATTTGATACTGCAGGATCTATTCTAGTTTCTTGTCCTGCATTGTGTTTGTATTGGAAAGATATAGAACTTCTTCCTCGTCTAGCAATATAATCTGTTGTAGTTGTTAACGTATTTGTTGTTGAACTATATTTTTTAATAACATCTTCAGCTAAATCATAAAAATAAAATAATTGATTATCTGCGTATGTTGCACTAGATAATGTTATGTCTGCTTCGTTTAATGAAACTACAAAATTTGATGCGGCATACGGTTTGTATCTTGCTATATTATTATATGAAATATATTTTTCAAAGAAAACAAATTTAGTTGTTGGTGCTGTGTCTGGTTCTACTATAATATCAAAAATTTCTGGATTATCTACTACATTATCATCATCGTCGTCATAAAATCCAACTTTTACTTTTCTATTATCTTGGTATCCATCAGCTTCTGTTACTGTATCTACTACTTGCCAATTAATTGGATAACCAATTGAATTACCTGTTGATACAATTGCGTTTGTTTTTAAAACTTTTACTGTATCTTTAACACTTTTTCCTGTTTTATAATCATAAATTTTTTCTTGTGCATCATAATGAAACTTGTTTTGTCCTTCAGATTCAAACACATAATTTAAACTTCTATATGTTACTGTATACGTGTTACCGTCATTTGTAAATTTAAACCACCAACTTGTATCTAAATTTGTGCCTGTTGTTGATCCTGTATTACTTAAACTAAACACAGAACTTGCACTTAAATTTGTTGCTGTTATTACTTTCCAAGTCTCAGTATCAATATCATATCTTAAACCAAACTCTTCGTATGCTTCTATTCGATCAATTATATCTGTTTTTAAATCGTCTGCAAATGTTGTAGTTAAGTTTGGTATAACTAACGATACCACAGAACCGTCTGGTATTATATTATTAAGTGTAACTGGTCCAAGACCTGATTCTAAATTACCTACACCACTGTTAGCACCATCATTAACTACTGCACCAATTTTTGCCCACATTCTATCTTCTGCATTATCAGTACCTAACGTTACAAGTGTATTGTTTAAAAATTCTCTTGTATCTGGTGATGTGAATTTTATTAATGATCCAACTTTTGCATATTTCAAGTTAGATGTTGCAAAGTCACCTGTTACAAGTGGACCACCTGATTTAAAATATCCTGTATTTGTATTTGTTGCTGTAGTAGTTGAATTCCACGTGGCTGTCAATGAACTTAAATCTTTAGTTCCATATTTTAAATAATAAAAATGTCTTGAATATGCTTCTTTAAGTTTTTTTTCTACAGAATTATCAATTGTTGACTTAACAGTATTTCTATTACTAAAAGTAAATGTAAATGCGTTTGTACTTTCTTCTCTATAAAGTATTCCGTCGTCGGCAAATACACTTACATTTGAATACGCTCCTGTTGGATCTAAAATTTCTTTTGCTCTAGATATACCCGATGCTGATCTGTTTACTGATCTTACTTTAATAATTTCTTGTGATGCTGACAATGGCACAACTTGGTAGTCTTCTGCAGTAATCATTCTATTTTGCGAATAATAAACCTGTGCCGCTTTTTCTTTAATAGAAGAATTTGACTCTGTTGCGGCTGAATTATATACTGAAGATTTAAGACTTAAACTTAAATTTAATGTCTGACTTGCACCATTAGCATCTGTATATGGAACATTTATTTGTATACCTTGCATATCAGCAGGTTGAATCATATATTTGGCATTGTCACTTTTTCTATAATATAGTCTAAATGTTCCTAGAGGTAAATTACTAAAATTTCCATCACCAAATACTAAATCAATTGCATCATTTGTTTTTGTCACAACGTTATAAATGTTTCTTTCTGTTTTTGCCAAAGAATTATAAATTGCATTATTACCTGACAACGATGGAACTTGTGTCCATTGTTCAAAAAGTTGTCCAAATTGATCTAACTTGTACAACCAAACATCAGTATTATTAATATTAGTTGCAGAAATTGATTTAACATAATTTGTAATTGCTGTATCAACTGTAAATCCTATATTTTCGCTTATACCTTGTTTAAACAAAAAGAAAAAACCTGTGTTGTTAGAACTATCACCCGAACCATCTGTTCTGTAAGTATATGTTAACCCTGTACCTGGTACTGGAGATGCTTCATAAATTGAATCACTATCTGCAATACTACTTGAAGTTATTTCAAACCCTCTTGACGATCCACCTATAGTTGTTGTAAAACTATAAATTGGTAAATCAGTTTGCTCAGAACTTAAAGTATAGACTTCAGTTGATATTCCACCAATTGTTCCTGACTCTCTTGGTGAACCAAAAAGTTGTCCAGTTTGATTTGCCGCATTTAAAATTGCAATGAATTGTTCTCTATAATTTGAATTTGCTGAATCATTCCAAATTATATTTTGATTTACAAGATTGGCTCCTGTAGAATCATTTACATCTTGTGTTGTGGATATAGAATTTATTTTTAATAATCCTGTTGCAGGTTGATTTCTTTTAGCATTATAGCTAATTAATCTTGCTAATCTTAGAACAGAATTTCTTCTTTCTGCAGTTTCTAGAAAGTTTTCTCTAGCATTTAAATCTACTCTGAAAGAAAGTGCTTGAGCAACGTAAGCAATTAAATCAATAAGTGCTACATATTCTGAACTTTCTACAAAATCATTAAAGTCATCTGGATAATTTTCACGTAGATATGCCACCATTGTTCTACGTAGCGTTTCAAAATCGTATGATTTGAAATCTGCCTGATTGAATGCCTGATAAATTTTACGCCAATCCTCGGCAACTAATAATCTGTTCTGTCGTTCTGTTGTGGCCATAATGTGTTTATAGCAATATTTATAGTATTAATTATATGCGTATATTAAGATAAACGTAATAATGAATTCTCATCAAAACTAAATTGTAATTTCTCTGTAATATCTAAAGGCACATATGTTATAGTAGCCTGTATTGCTATACCGTAATCTTTCTCAGAAACTAGTATTTCTTGTGTACTAATACGTGCATCTGCATTTAAATTCTCGGTAATATCATCGATTATTTGATCTCTTAAATCCTCTGTAAATGGTTCAAACAAACAATCATATATTATTGTGCCAAACTCAGGATTCTCCACCCTTTCGCCCTTACGTACCGACAAACGATTTATGAGATCCTGTTTAGCACACTCAAAATCATAAACCTTAAAGTTCTGCTTTTCAGCTTTTGATGAAAATCCTTTAAACGTAACTGACGAGTTACTTAAATTTTGTTCTATTTCGTCTGTCATTAATTTAATCTCCTAAACTCTACGTCTACTTTATTATAATCTACCATATAAAAACCTGTATCTGTCATTTTTCTTGCCCATGGAACTTCTTGTGCCATAACACCTTCATAAATTCCATTAGTATGTTTGTATTTAAACCTATAGATATTGATACCAGATTGCGATTTGCCAATTAATTGTATATCTTCTTTTAAACGTATATCACTCCATTTACTAAAAAACGATCCCACTTTGCCAGCAATACTTCCAATCTTTGAACTTAAATTTGCTGTTACATTTTGCATCATGGATTGTCCTCCTATAGCGGCCTCTCTTGCATTAAAGAGTCCTACTTTAGAAAAGGATTTAGTTACTAAACTTTTTACTTGATTGATTCCTACAATTTTTCCACCTACTATTGTAGAAAAGTTTTGTGTTATACTATTCAAATTACCAAGTGAAGACTTTATATTTTTTATTGAAGAAAGATTTTTTGTAAGTCCTGATACTGCTGAATCTAAACTAAAAAGTTTGCCACTGCTGTTTACAAAAACATTATCTTTAAAAAGTTTTATATTTTTATTAGATAAACTTTCAATTACTTGTGATGAAACTGTTTTAGTTAAATTATTTTTAATTGTAGAAATATTTTTAACGGCTTTTAATTTTTCTGATATGCTATCTTTAATATCAAATGGAAGATTTATTTTTTTAGAAATACCATAAATTTCATTGTATTTTGAGCCAAAATCATTTAATATTTTTTTGGCTTTTTGTGCATTAGTACTATTACCCATTTCTCGTTTAACATGACCCAAAGCATCTGCTTGATATATTGCATCACGAATAGCAGAATTAGGGTCGAGTCTAAGAAGCATATTCAAATGTTCAGCAGTGCCCGGGGTATTTGCTAACTTACTCCATGCTTTTTTATCATCATGATCTATTGGAGTTACACCATCACCAGCAATAACACTTGCTCTAAACATTGGTTCGTGTGTTACCAATCTATGCACTGTAGTTTTTGTTTCTCTTGTAAAAGATTCCAAAGGTTTAACTCCTTTTTGTACTAATTCTACATCACCTTCTTCGCTTGGTTCCATTCCTACTTCGTCTTTAGTCATCCAACCAGGTCCCCAATCTCCACTTGGACTAGTTGAGTTGAAATGCACTTGTGAAGCCGCAAGGTGAATTTGTCCACCTGCTCCGTGCATTTGATTAGTTGGTGAATATGATGATATTCCTGCCCAACCATAATCCATTATTGATCCGTTTTGTGAAGATGTCATAACTCCTTTGTCTCCTAAAGTTAACATATAGTCCGCTGACTGAATTATTGCTCCTGGGGATTCCTTGACTTTAACATCACCTACTTTAGCAGTGTGACCTGCACTGAAAGGATCATCGTCAAGATTTTTAATATCTTCTTCCGTATAAAGTACCGGCTCCTGTCCTGTGGCTGACATTCTAATTGATTGACCGGCACTCATATTAATATTTGCATCACTGTGTAAATTAAAATCACCTTCTGTTCTTAAATTAATTCCGCCCACTCCGGAATACACATCAATTCTTCCATCTCTGGTCATTTCAATATAAGCATTACCCGAACCATTAGCAATATATACAACACCTTCTGTATCATGCATTAACAATTGATGGCCACTTGCAGTTCTAAGTCTTATAAGTTGGTTCTTTCCTATTGTATCACCATCATCCATTACAAAACTGTGTCCGGGCATTCTGTCTGGTTTTATGGGTGTTCCTCCAACTCCAATATTTCTAGTTCTTGAATCAGAACGCACTCTACCTGGTGTGTTTAATCCAAAAACCT